GGCATATTCATTAAACCACCATCAGCAAACTTAACACCACCTCCTGCTGCGTTCATAGCTGATAATTGTCCCTTAAACATTGCTGTACTTCTTTTGTTAATAACAGCCTCTCCTCCTTCAAGCTCTGCTACCCTACCTCCTACTGCAAACTTTTCCCCTCCTTGTGCGTGAGACCTTCCGTTTACCATTCCTCCGTCTGCAAATTTATCAATTATTCCTCCTTCTCCAAATTTACCAATTTGTTGGTCTATAACTTTACCAACCATTGCTGACGCTCCTGCTGCTAAAACTAAATTCAAAGGAAAAGGCACGCTTTCAAATACTGATGCTATTAAACCTGCTACAGCCTCCATAATTTGCGCTCTAACAACAGTTTTCATAGCTTCTTCTGCTGACTGACCTGAAAGTATTGCTCTTTTTACGTCTTCTTTAAAAGCATTATCTTTATCTTTTTCTGTTTTCTTAATTAAACTACTTTCTAATTTTGCAATTTCTGATAATAATTTTTTTCTTTGTTCTGCGCTAGTTACAAAAACATCTAATTGAGATTTTAAATTTGCTATTTCATCTTGTATTAATTGTTTCCTAACTGCTGCCGCTTCTTGTTCGGAAAGTAAGCCCTGCATCATTTGTTCTGCCTTAAAAGCTAGTATTTCTTTATCTAAATCGTAACCTATTGTCTTAGTTTCATTTAAAGAATTTAGTCTATCAATTTCAGTTTGAATAACCTCAATTTCTCTTTGTTTAGCTAGCAATGCTTCTTCAGTTGCCGCAGGCTGTTCTTTAGCTACTTTTAAAAGTTCGTTTTGTATATATAATAAATCTGTTTTTTGAGCAATTTCATTAGCTTCTTGAGTTGCCCTATCGTTTTGATATTTATTTTCTAATCTAATTCTGTCTTGTAAATTTGCTATTAAAGTTTTTTCACTTTTTATTTTGTTTTGTTTTGTGTACCAATCTAATTCGCCATTTTCTTTAAGATTTTTTAACCTAACCTTAGCTCTATCTAATTCATCTTGATACTCTTTAATGTTTAAATCAGATAAAAGTTTAACATCAGCAATTTCTTTATTTAATAAAGCAAGTATTTTGCTTTTTTGTTTGCTTAATTTTTCTGTAGACTCAGTTAAATCATCAGTAGCATCAGAAGCTAATAAAAACTTTTCTATTAAATATCCCAAACCAACAACAACCAATCCTATTCCTGTCCTAGCCAAAGCTGTTTTCATTTTTGTTACTCCTTTAGTAAACAAAGCTGTAGCAACAGTAGCTCCTTTTGTTACTGTAGTATAAGCAAACAACGCTGTATTGTAAAGAAAAACAGTAGCAGTTGCTACTTTTTGAGCAACATAACCTGAAACAACAACTTTAGTTAAAAACATTACTACTTTTATTAAACCTGAGATAACTTTACTATTTTCAGATAAAAAATTACCCCATTTTGCTAAAGTTTCAGTAGCACTTTGCAATCCCTCATTAAAATCTTTCATTATAGATATTGAAAGACCTTGAGTTGCAGATTTAAATTTTAGAAAAGCCCCTTGCAATGTGTCTCCCACTATTTTTGCCATTCTAGCAGCCTCACCTCCTGATTCTTTTAAACTATTTCTATAATCTTTTAATATATCTACATTAGCTAACATTAACTCAAACGCTGCAGCCTGCCTTAAATCAACAACTTCCATAACATCAGCCATACTACCCCCTTCTCTGCTAAAGTTTCTCATAGCAGGTATTAATTCATCTAAAGAATGTATAGTAGTCCCAAAAGATTTTGACAAATCAGAAGACGGGTCTTGCATTTTTAATAAAATGTTTCTTAAAGAAGTACCCGCAATAGAAGCCTCAATACCCGCATCAGATAATTTAGCCATTATTGTCGTGGTATCTTCTATAGAAAACCCTGCTGCTTTTGCAATAGGAGCAACCTTAGTCATAGAAGTTTGAAACTTCTCTATATCAAGAGCAGAAGTAGAAAAAGCTACAGCCATTACATCTACTACTCTTTGTGTTTCTGAAGCGTCTAAACCAAAACCTCTAACAGCAGAAGCGGCTACTGTTGCGCTTCTAGCCAAATCACTACCTGTAGCAGTTGCTAAATCAAGAGTAGCTTTTTGTGCTTGCATTATTTCTTCAGCGCTAAAACCTAATTTAGAAAAGTTTAATTGTAATTGCCCGACTTGTTCGGCAGTAAAGAAAGTTGTTCTACCTAATTCTTCAGCAGAAGCAGTTAAAGCTGCAAATTCAGCTTCGGTAGCTCCTGAAATAGCATTTACTTTAGCCATAACAAATTCAAATTCTGAAAAAGTACCTACAACTGACGAAATAACCCTACTAACAGTTCTAAAAGCAGTAACAATAATTCCAATAGCTGCAGCACCTTTTACAAATTGCTTAGCCATTGAGTTGTTAGATTTAGTAACTTTTTTTGTTGTATCGTTTGAGTCTTTTAAATCTTTATTTAACTTTCTTACCTCGGCAGACTTATGCTTTACTTTAGTTGCTGTTTCGCTATATTGTTTTGCTCTTTTTTTACCTAAATTAGCACCCTCTGCAGTAAGCTTTTCTGTAGCTTTCATTTCTGCTCTTAACTCTTGCAGTTCTTTTTTTAGCTTAGAAACTCTTTTAATGTTTTTAATTTCTACCTCTATTGCTACTTTTTTGTTTAACATATTATGCTATTTTTAATTGTATTACTTTTCCTGAAAAAACACTTCCTATTTCTGCTTCTATTGACTGAGCTATATCTTCTTCTATTGCGTCTATTATTCCTGAACCTTCTGCTTTAGCAAAAGCATATCCTATAAAATTATATCTTCTTGGAGCAACCATTTCCCCTCCTTCTGTTAAATAATTACTTTGAAGCTGAGCAACAATATTTTCTGCATATCTTTCCGCTTCTAATGCAGACATATTACTACTAATTCCTTTTTGACTTAACCATCTTATTATAGTGCTTTCGTCAACTATAACTCCATTAGTATCTCCTTCGTTTACTAAGTTCATATAACTTACACTAGAAACTACATCTAAAAATAAACTACCAAAAAATTCATTTATTTCAACATCAAAAGACCTATACAAATCTCCTGAAGCGTAATGTTCTTGTTCTTTTAACTCGTCTTGTAAAGAGCTTATAAAAAACTTTCCTGCTCTTTTTAAGCCTAATACTATTTTAGGGTAATCTTCTTTAGCCATTAGTCTTCTATTGTTCCTTGATTATCCCTTCTTAAAACTGTATGAGAATTTCCAAACCTATCATTAGCCACAATATTTACTAAATACTCAACACTACCAATAGTTACTGTCATATAAACTTCTAACCCACTTGTAGATGCTATTCCCGAATCACTAATTTCATTATCAATATTTGGCATATTATATTTTTTTTACCAACCCCTATTAGGGTCGTATGTTTGCGCACCATTTGGATTCCAACTTCCGTCATTTTGATTTAAAGTAGGAGCAGTAGACTCAGGAACACCCATATCTACCCATTCAACTAATTCAACTTTAGTTGTTCCGTTGGATTGCGGTTTATAATCTATAACTTTATTAATTCTCCAATAAACACCATCTATATATACTAGTTTTTTAATATCTAAATTAGAAATATCTGATATATTTAGATTAAGATGTAAAGTTCTTACCCTAGGGTTGTTTATAATCATTTCTATCATATTCTTATAAAACCTTTCATATAATCCTATACCAACTGCATAAGGAGTGTAAACTCCAATACTTGAAGGCTGCTCTGTATAGTCTCTAACCCAAACATTACCATAAGTTAAAACAAGAGAGGTAGAGTCATCTCTGTTTACAGAAGTAGCTTGAGGATAAACATTTGATAAAACACCTCCTGTTGGTGGAGTGTTATAATTAACGTGCAAAGGCATATTAATATTGGCCATTATTGTTTCTGTATTCCCGTCCCAATTTTGAACTGTTGCTCTTTTAGGCGTTATAGAGTTTTGTGTAGGAACATCAAATTCAGAATTAGGAGAATATTTTTTCCAATATAAAAGCCTAGGTAAAAAACCATACCCCTTAACAGGTCTTTCCCAATCATTTTGACTTGTTGTTCCTCCTGATTCTTTTTCTTGCCATAATGCTGAAATAAAAGGAGGGTCTGTTTGTCCTTGAACTGAATCCCTATCTTTAACCGTCATAGTTCCTGCAAAAAAAGGATTTTCAAAAGTAGTAGTACCTCTTTCAAATTCATCTGAAAAACTTTCAAAATAAGGGTAGTTGTCTAATATTTCTTCAAAATAATTTATACCTCTTTGTTCTACGTTTAGGTCTTGTCCGTCTGTTTTGTATTTAAAAACAATATCTCTTTTAAATGATTGTTTTAGCCAATTATCTACATAGTCTTGCGACCTGTCTAATTTATAAGTCCAATCTATAGCTTCGCTTAATGGTCTATAAAAATCATTAAAAGGCTCTATGTTTACTGTTTTAGAAACCTCATTTGTCTCAAATTGCAAATTAAAAGCGTGTGTAATTCCTTTAATAAAATCTAATTGTTTATAGTCTTTATTAATAACATTTTTTAAATCATAAGTTTGACCATATTGTGCATTTAAAGGGTCTATAGAAATTCCTATAGCTCCATTATGCGACCTTCCTGAACTAATGTTTTTATCAGCAAACAAGTACCAATCTCCTGTCAAAGTAGTACCTGAATTTACAACTACTGTTGTTTTTCCTCTTACTACAAATTTAAATTTTATTGAATCCCCCTTGTTAAGATATATTGTAGTTTCAGAATCAGGAAGCTCTCTAGTTGAATTTAATGTTGAACCTCCATTAGAACTTCCTACATTAAATGGGTAATCAATCATACCTTCAGAACCGCCTACGTTATGATAAGTAGAATCCCCAACTGTTTTACGCATTATCTGTATTCTTGCATATTTTGTTTCGTATTGTAAATTTGTAATACTTGTACCTGTAGTTGAAAAAGAAGCTAAATGAACACACATATTATTTATGCTTATAATATATTTTCCGTATTCTGAAACTAAAAACGAATTATCTGAGGGCTGAAAACCACCCGTATCATTTACGCCTTTACCGTCAACAGGAGTAACCCAACCTGATTGCGCTCCTATAAGTATATTTTCACTAATTATGTTTGCATAGGAATTACTAACTACTTGGGTGTATTGATTTTTAAAAATTAATTGACTAGAAGAATTTACAGTAGGATTATCATTCCAATAAGCCTGTAATGAAAATAAATCATATCTATAATCTGCATTATTATATTTAAAATTAGGAAGTGAAAATAATAACTTTTTAAAAGTTTCGCTTTCTATAAAAGTAGAATTTATAGTATATCCCGCTTGTGTAA